CGGCCCACCGACTAGGACCCCAGCCTGCACCCCTTGGAAGCCGCCGTCAAAGATAACGTCGGCATCCATAAATTTTAGACTTTGGAAACCGGCCATTCCTTCCGCGGTTGAAGTAATACGCTGGATCGCCTGGAGGCTTTCCCAATAAAAGCTGAAGTAAGCATTATCAGCAATTACTAGGTCTGGTCTGTCGGTGCCACGAACTTGACTTAACCATTGCCTATTCATCATGGTTTGCATCGTGGCTGTACCGGGCGTTAATCCAGCCGCGGCAAATGAACCGACAAAGCAGCGCCAGAACGGCCACAATCCGCGGTCGATCCCGCCGACCACCCCGGCAGTCTGGACATCGGCAACGAGCAATTGCAGCCCGCCGATCTGCTTGCCGCCATCGAGCGTGCCGTCGCCGTAGCAATCGCCCGAAATGCCGTTGGTCATGGTCCGCTCGGCATTGCCGACCCGGCTTTCGAGCAGATCGATCATCCGCTCTTCGCCGCTGTTCTGCAGCTCTTCGAGGCCGCTGATCGAGACGGCCACCGCGGCTTGTGCCCAAGGGTATTGAGCCGCAGTAAAAACGTCGGACGGCGAAATATTCAGGATGTCGTAACCTGAATATCTCTTGTAAGTGCCGTTCTCCGAGTATTCGAGCTCTTGGACGATTGCTTGCCCGCCATCGACCGGCTTGACTTTGCCGCGCTGCGACAGCCGGGCGAGGACCGCGTTGTTCTTGGTAACGTTGTCGGCGAGCTTTCGGCTCCTATTGAACAGTGTAGTGGTTGTAATTTCACCCCAGTTCGGGTTCGGGCTAGGCAAGGGCTCCTCCTTCGAGCCCGGTCCCCGCCGGGCTCGTCATCAGGGGATTGAGGAAAAGCGACTAGACCCGGCCGGTCTGGCGGCCTGCCATTTGGGCCTTGATCTCGTCGCGGATGGAGCGGTCGGGAGCCCCTGAATTCGGCACCTGGCCGGAGCTCGGGGCTCCGGTGACGCTCGAACCGGCACGCTGCGCGGCCTCGGCTTTGGCCTTCCTGGCGGCCGCGAGCTCCTTGTCCTCGGCTTCACGCTGCGAGGCCTGGAGTTTGTCGCGGGTCACCGGGTTGGCCCACGCCGCACGCTCGTAAAGATCCTTGATGACTGGCGTCCTACCGGCCGCACGGTCGGCATAGGCCAGCTGCATCATCTCCCCTTCGAGCTCGGCGTATAACGGGTGCAAAAGGTTGCCGTCGGCATCCTTGGCATTGGCGAATTCTTCGATCTGCTGCTGCGCCGTCTGCAGGCGCGCCTGGTTGTCGGAATTGACGCGCTCGGTGCGGTCGGCTTCGAGCGCATCGAGCCGGGCGGCCAGTGCCGGGTGAATCCCGGTCCCCGGATCGGCGCCATTGCCGACCCGCGGCGGCGCCGCGCCACCATCGCCGGCACCCGGCTGCGGGGCGGCAAACCCGCGCAATTGGTTCAAATACCCCGCGATCTTCGCCGGGTCGGCTTTGTAGTTATTGATGATCCGGGCGATGATCTCGTCCTGCATTTGCGGCGCCCGCAGCCCCTTCTCGACATCGTGCCAGCTCTTGATGACCTGGGCCGGGGTCCGGTTGAGCTGGCGCAATTCATCGCGATAGGGCGCGAACAATTGCTCGACCTCGCCATAACCGCGTTCGAGATCGGCGCCGCGCTGCAGGCGCTGGGTAAACCCGCCCTCCATGCGCTTGTACATCGTCAGGAACTGGTCGCGGATCGGCTCCTGCCAGGCGTTGAACACCGCCTTGTCGCCAGCCGACCAATGCTCGGGTGCGACCGCCTTACCGGCCCCGCCGGCGGCCGGCTGTGGCGGCTCTTTTGGAGCCGGGGGCTTTTCCCCACCCTCGGCCGGAGGCTCACCAGCGGGCCGCGCCGGCGGTTCTGCGGGCGGTTTGCGCTCGGGCTCGGACGGCGGCGGCTCGCCAGCGCTCAAAAACCGCCCATCGGCGCCGCGCCCGGCCGGCGGGGCCCGCCCGCCCTCCGGCGGTTTCGCCGGCGGCTCGTTTGCGGCCTGACCACCTTCCGGCGCCGGCGGTGGGGCCTCGCCCTTCGACTCGGTGGTGATCCCGGCGATCAATGAGCGCAGATCATCATCCGGCGGCGAATTGCCGGTCGGCGGGTTGCCGCGGTCCTCGGACATTTCTGGTCCTCCTGATTAGCAATCGAGCCGGGCGCCGATGCGCCCTGCTGGCTGAGCCCTGGTCCCGGCGGTCGTGCCACTGGCCTGGTGGCGCGCTTTTTCGAGGTCCTCGCGGACGTCCGACTGCTCGCGCCCATTGCCCTTGGGTTCGGCGCCGAGCCGCTGCAGGACGCAGGTGACTTCGCGGGTCGAAGGGGCGTTCTCGCTGTCTCGGCCCTCAGCCGAGACGACTTTCATCTCGCCCTCGACGCGGTAGGTGTCGCCGACCTTGGGCATGCCATCGATGCCGATCCGGGCGAGCTCGGGCTCGCTTAGCCGGACATGCAGCCCATGCGCGTAATCGGCACCCTCATTGATCGGCCCGACCATGTAGCGCTCGCGCTCGGCTTTCTTCTCGCGGTCGGAGCGGCGCATATCGTGGGTTTTCATCGCGCTTTCCCGTATTGGTGACCTCGTAGGGGCCGCCGACCGCACCCTCGCAGCACGAGCCGATCGCACACCCGCCGCAGGCCGGGCAGGGCAGACCCGGCCGCGCCAGGTGGCAGAACGGGCAGGGCATCAGCTCTTGAGGATCCGATCGATCTGCGGGCCCTGATAACCAGCCTCGCGCAACACCTGGTTGGCCTCGGCGCGGCGCTCGCCGGGATCGCGGGCGAGCTGGCGCTTGATCTCCTGGCCGATCTCGCCAGGCGCCGGACCGACCGGCGGCCGCGCGGCAAAGGCGGCGCGCTCATTGCCGACTTCGGTCAACCCATGGCGGTTGAGATGCTCGCGATGCTGGGCCCGCCCGGTGATCATCTCGCCGGTCCGCATCGAGCGATAAGGGCGGATGTCGCTGATCACCATTGGCGCCAGCGATGGCCGCGGCGGTGCTTCGAGGTCGAGCTCGACGAGCTCGCCGCCGCGCATGACATAGCGTCGCCGCATCGCTTGCTCAGCGCCTCGTCGCGGTAATCGTCGTATAGATGACGGTGGGTGCCGGCGGCAGCTGGCAGGTCAGGACGAGCTCGCGGCCGGCAATCCCGATGCAGCCGCCGGCGTCAAAATTGGGCGCCCCAAACCCCAGAGACCCGCGAAAGCGCGAGCCGTTGCTCATCGTCACGATGATTTGGGCGATCGGCGTCAACAGCGGCGCATCGTCGGCAATGACCGGCGCCGGCGGATCAAAGCTGATCCTGGGGAACGGGGCTCCGCGGTCCTGAGCCGTCGCAGCAACGGCCGATAGACACCAAGCGGCGGCGACCAGCCCTCTCAGCCCGAGCCGTTTCATGACTTGCTCACCCGCCCAGCGGGTCTCAAATGTCCCGATCATCGAGCGTTGCGGCCGCGGCCCGCGTGCCACCCAGCGCTTGTTGTGGCGACAGAGGGTGCCGCGCTTGCGCCTCAGGCGATTGGGATAGCGGCTTTCGACCAGGCGCACATAAGCCGCGGCATCGGCGCGGTCGGCCATCGCGCCGAGATAGTGCAGCTGGCCATCAATCCAGACCTTCATGCCCCAGCGGTTTTTGCTGCTGCGAAAGGTGCCGGGGTAATCGCCCCGCTGACCACGCGGTCGCCACATCGTCGGGCTCCCGTTACTGGAAGATCGTCACGCGCTGGACGAGCGCGTCCATGCGCGGCACCGAGATGCACGAACGGTCGGTGTAGCCGTTGGCGTTGCAGCTGACCTGCATCGTCAGGACGAGGGCAAAGTTGAAGGCTTCGGAATAGGCGGTGGTCGCGACGCAGCCGACTTTCTGATCGTCGCGGTAGGCGCACACCTGGCCGAACTGGTACTCGCCGCCGGTCGTCCACAACCAGCCGTATTTGTGCGGCTGGGTCGGGTCAAAGACCCCGGTCAACACCCCATTGGCATTGGCGAGGAACGCGCTGGTGCCGCCGGCGTCCCATTCATGCACTGCCGCATCCCAGGTCGGCTGCGGGTTGCCCAGCGTCACGGGGCCGACGATTTCGAGGTAATCGTGCTCGGCGCCGCCGATCGGCCAATTCCACGGCGGCAGGTTCTGGCCGCGGATCGGCTCGTCGGAGACCGCCCACAATGCGGCGAAATAACCTTTTGTCGTCAAGGCTCCCGGGAACCGCGCGACGATTTCGACATAGCCGTGGCGGAACGCATAGCTCGGGCTGACATGGTCGAGCGGGAAGGTCGAAACCGACACGTCGTCTTCGCCCTGATTGACGACGCGGGCGGCGACCCAGGCGAGATCGAGCACCGGCGAGCCCAAGACCGGGTCATTGACGATCTGGATCAGGTCGCAGGGCGCCACCCCCGCGGGGCTGTTCTGCCCCTCCCAATACATCCCCTGTTTCCAGGTTTTGAGCTGCGGAGCGGTGGCGCAGCTCAGATTGTCGCCGAGATAGCCGGGGACCCGGAAATCGGCATTGAACGCGACCGTCGCAAACCCCGCGGCAACGGCCTGCGGCGGTGCGGCCGGGTCGCGGCCCGGCTTGTCGGCCGCCGCGCCGCGGTCCGGCTTGTCGGCCGCCGCATCGGCCCCAAGACACACGGAGAGCGCGGCCAGCCCGAGGGCCATGACCCAATATCGGCGCATTGGCTTAAATTCCCTGGTTAGAGGCTGCAGGCCTTCCACCCGCACGACCGGGGATCACCGGCTTGGGAGCGTTTGCCGAGACGGACCGGGCTCTACTCCCCAGGGCTCGCCTGCTGCCGGTCCGCCGTCAGAGGTCCGCCCTTGATCTGCTTTATCGCGGCTGTCGGCTCGGCCGGGTGGCCTGGAACAAGGAGTCCATGAACTCGGATGGCCATTCCCGCCGCCGAGAGAGCGGGTTGCCTTGATGGCTCTGGTTGCGGCGCCGCTCGATGTCGGCCCGCGCCTCGGCCGAGCCCGCCGCGACCAACTCCCAACCGCGGCCGTGATAATTTCTGATGTGCCAGCCGGCGAGCGCCACCAGCGGGCGGGCGCGGCAAATCAGCGTCGGAATGATGCGGGCTTCGGGCGGGTCGAGCCGGTCGCCATAGAGCACCAGCATCAAGCTGTTGAGCGACACCGGGTCGCGGCCGCGGCGCCGATAGAGAACCTCAATGACCCGCCACACTCCCCGCGGGATGTGCAATCCATAGACGGTCTGCTGCACCGAGTTGAACGGCGGGTTGGGCAATCGCTCGGCAGTGCCAGCGATCTCGGCATGGCAGTGCTCGCAGATCACAGATCACACCAGACCGCCGGTGCTGCGGCTCAGCATCGCCGCAACCCGAGCGGCGGCCAGCTGCCCGCGCGCCTGCTGGACCTCGGCCTGCTGGGAGAGCTCGGCCGAACGGAACACATTGTCCGCCTGCTGTTTCTGCTGGTCCTGCTGCAGTTTCGCCGAGGCCTGCATCATGTCGGCGGCGTTTTTCTGCTGTTCGACCTGAATTTTGGCCATGTCGACCTGTTGCTCGCCCTTGGCTGTCGCCTGCTCGGCGGCGATCTCCTGGGGCGGCTTGACATTGCCTTTTTGCGGCTGCGGCGGGGGCGGCGATTGGGCCAATGTGGCAAACGCCTGCTCAAACATTTCCTCGAGACTGCGGGCCGCCGGGAAAGCACGAACTCCGAACATTACCAAGGCCTTAGCCAGTGGTGCGATGGCCGGATTGGTCTGGATCTGCGGAACGATCACCTGCAGTAATGGCATGATCGAGGTCAGGAATTCGGTGCGCGAGCGCTTTTCCTCCTGCTCGTCGGCGGCGATCGTCGAATCCGCCTCGATGTCGATCGCATAGCCGGTCGCGGCATCGCGCCGGATCACATTGCAGGCACTGAGGAACTGCACCTGGCGGCGCGACTTCTCCTGCTGCCAGGCGGTCGCCATCTGGCGCCATTTGAGAAAGTCCGGGTTGACCATCATGCCCGGCGGGGCGAGCTGCTGCTGGCCGAGCCCCGGCGCGTTCTGCATGCCAAAACCGGGCGCGCTGGTGCGCGGCAGCATCCCGCCGGCGGACCGCGGCGCGCCGCCCTGAGCGACCCCGCCCGGTGCGCTGTCCGGGTCCTGGGTCAGCGGGGCGCCGGCCGGCGGCTGACCGCTGCCGACCGGGTAGACGCCGCCCGGATTGGTGCCGCCGCGGTCCTCGGACATTCAGACCTCCCAAGGGGCCTAGTCGGGGTTGCATGGTCTATGGCAAAATGCCATATATGGGGGGAGGCAACAGGAGCACAGGTGATGACCCAGCAGACCCCGCAAACGACAGCGGACTATCGCAGCGCCGCGCGGCGGGCCGAGATGGAGCTCGATTACGTCAAGGCGGCCGCGCTATGGGAGGCGGCGATCTTCCACTACCCACCCGGTGTCGCCAGGGGCGCTCTCGGGCAGCGTGATCTCGAACTGATGCGCGAAAAACTGCGGGTAGCGCGCAGCATGGCTGCGACGCCGATCGGCGAGGCGGACTGACGCCGCCTCGTCGTCTTCGGGCCGGGGATAGAGGCGCCAGTCCGGCATCAGCGTGATCGGGACGGGGACCAAGTCGGAGTCGTCGAAGATCGCGACACCGGCACGCCGCCCGAGGATCTTGGCCGAGGACCGCCGCAGCGGCGACCTCGTTGCCGGAAAGAAGTTTTCCAACTTCCCCCAAAACGGAAAACCCCCACCTGGTTGGGGGTTTTTTTTCATCCACGCCAGAAACTGGTCGGTCATCTGGCGGTGCGTCGCAATAACCGCACGCCGGGTCTCGTATTCGGCGCGGGTTTCGAGCCGGTCATCCGGCTTGGCGGGAATCGGCGGCAGGCTCGCCATCAATCAACCCTCGGGCTAAAACGCAAATGCCAGCCGTTGTGGGGCTGGCACCTGCGAAGGAGGAAGCGATGAAGCACCATCGCAAACTCCTGCTGCGGATCATGGTGACCGTGCGCGTGAGCGTCAAGATCACCGTGCGCCGTTAGCAGGGGGGAGGTCAACCGCAAGGCTGGCCTCTCCCCTCGCGGGCTAGACCCCGAGGCGCATGGCCTGGGGTGCCGGCATCCCGGCCCGGATCAGCAGCGCCATCGGCGGCGGTTTGGTCCCCGGCGCGTCGGTGGCGAGCAATTTGGCCTGCGCCATCGAGAAGCCGACACCGGCGAGCTCGACAATCTTCGCCCCGTTCTGCCCGTCGCTGCCGAGCAATCGGGCCTTTTGCGCCGGCATGCCGACCCCGACGAGATCTTGCATTGTCGCCATCAACCCTCTCCCTCGCTGTACGGGGCTCCTCCTCGGAAAGGCCGATAAACGCCGCTCTCCGCATCGTCAAAGGACCGCATAAAGAACCGGCAAGCCTCGGCCCGCCCGCGGGCATAGCCCATGCGCTCGCAGGCAAAGCCGACGGCGAGCAAGAGCAGCGGCCACATCACGTCGCCGAACTCCAATCTACCCTCCGGGTGCGGCAAACGGGTCGTGATCGACCGGGACCAGGCGCGGCGCGCCGCCCTCCCAGGGCCGCGGCGGCTCGGGCAAACGGTTCATTCCGCCGTATTGCTGGATTTGCGGGGAGTGCTCCCAGATCCGGGTTGATCGGTCGGGGGTCCATCCGTGGGTTTGGGCGAAGTGTTCTTCGACTTCAGATACGCGCGGCCCCAATGTGGCGAGTAGCTGCGAGGCCCTTCTTTCCAGATCGGGTCGTCCGGTCCCGGCGATGGCTTCCAAGTAACCTTGCCCACCCGGCTGCTCCTTCCAGTTGTTCGGGATATAGCCGGAATCGGCAAACGCCTTCTGCGGCTCGGCATCAGGCAATCTGTCATCTTGCAGGGCTTTTTCAACGTATTTGTGAAAATCAACGTTCTTGATGCCTGAGACCTCGGGGACGTTCAAAAAACGAAACCCGTTCTGCGTGGCGATCGGCGAGAAAAAATCCGACCCCGAGGCCTTGTGCATCGCCTCGACCGCGGCCTGCGCCTCGCTGGTTGTCAGTGGCCGCCCGGCATCGACATCGACCATGTTGGCATCGCCCGGCTTCAAGGATGCCTTGAACACCGGCTGATGCCAGGCCGAGGCGTCCTGACGCAGTAGCAGCCCGCGGGTTGCCTCGGCGGCAGTCAACAGATCGCGAGTCGCCGGGTCGACACCCTGCAAAAACGACCCCGGCGCCGGCCCGGTGACGGTCTGCGCCTGGCTGCCCGGCCGGACCTGGCCCTCGAACACCCCCGGCCCCTCGAACGAGGGCCCGGTCAACAGCCCGAAATGCTGCGAGATCAGATCGCGGCCCTGCTCGTCCTCCAATACCCCGCGGATCGCGGTGTGGTAGGCCTGCTGATCGATCGGTGCGGCCTGGTGAAATTCCGGCATGTGCGCCGTCGTCTCGCCGGGGGCGCTTTCCCAGCTCTGCTGCGCGTAGCGCTGGCGCAGCGCGTCGGCGAAATTGAACGCCGCCTCGCCGGCGGGCGTGCCCTCGGTCTGCGACTTGATGCCGGCCCAAGCCGCCGCCTGGACCTGCTGCGGCTCCCAATCGAGCCCGGTGCGGTCCTTCAGCACATCGGAGGCGCGATCGGCGACGATGCGGGCAAAGTTGTGCTGCCCCAAGCTCGGCGTCGCGTTGTAGTAGTCGGCGCCGTTGATGTTCGCCGGGCCCTTGAGCCGGCCCTCGGGGTGCGGGTAGCCGAGCGCCCGCATGTTCCAAATGTCATTGACAAAGGCGTGGTTGAAATCGGGGTTCCACTCGGCCCCGAGGGCCGACATGAACGGGCCGATCTTCTCGCCGGTGACCGGCTGGCCCTCCTGCAGGTACTGCGCGACCCGCGCCCCCATCACATTGGGATAGCGCCCGGCCGTCAACGCCGGCTCGCCGGCCATCGCCTGGTTCCAAGCCTTGACCGCCTGCGCTGCATTGCCGGCGACATCGGTCTGCGGGCTGGTCCCGGCGAGTGCCGCGGCAAAGCGGTCAGCGGCCTCGGGATCGCCGGCGTGCGACAGGATCGAGCGCCCCGATTCCTGGTACCAGTTGCGCGCCGCAGCCCCTCCCTGCGCCAGATCGGCGTAGTGGTTGACCAGCGCGTCCATATCCTCGGGCGTCTGGATGTGCGGCGGTGGGCTGACCGGTTGGGTGGCCCCGGAGAGCGGCAACCCGCCCTCGCGCTCCAGATGCTGGGCCCGCAGGTCCTGGGCGAACTGGCTGGCCTTGAGCGTGTCGCCGATCGGCGTTTCGAGCTCGCCCGCACCGCGGCCCATGCGTGGTCCCGCACCCAGCACGACCCCGCCGGCCCCACCGCCCGGCACCGGCCCGGCCATGCCGCTGCGCACGATCTCGGCCAATGCCGGTATGCGGCCGGTGAGCTCGCCGCCCGCACCGACCCCGACCAATGGCTGGTTCGAATAATCCGCCCCGGTGAGCTCGGCCTGGTGCTGCAACCCGCCCTTGGCGACGTCGACAAACGACTGGCCGATATCGCCCAGCCGCCCCTGCACATGGGTCAGCGGGTGCTGCCAGAAATCGCTGATGTCCTGGCCGATCTGCCCGAAATAGCCAGGCTGGCTGGTGCCGGCGAGGGCGCCAGCGAGATCCCAGCGCGGCGCGTTCGGATCGGCAAACGGGTCGTGATCGACCGGGATCAGGGTCGGGTCCCGATCTTCCGACATCTAGGCGACCATCAGGTATTTGCCTGGGCGCCTGGGGTCGGGCACGTAGTGCCGCCCATCGGGTGCCAGGCGGGCTCCAGGTACCGGGGAAACGCCGGCGGCCGCCGGGGGCCCAGGGCCGCCGGGGGGTCGTGGCGGTACGCCTGCGGGCCCGCCTGGCATAGGCGGCGCCGGCGGCCCACCCCCCGCCGCCGGCGCCGGTGGTCCTCCCCCAGCAGCTCCCCCCATCGCCCCGATCGCCGCCTGCGCCCCGACCGGGCCGCCGGGGATCGGCGAGGCCGGTGCCGGCACCAGCATCGGTGGCGGCGGCGGCAACGCCGGCATCGGCTCGGGCAAACCCGACATCAGCGCCAAGGTCGAGGGCGAGAAATGCCGCGCCATGACCGCACCGCGCAGCCGCAACAGATCGCGGGCAAAGCGCGCCACGTCCTTTTGCGCCTTGGTGATGCGGCGCGTCGCGAACTGCGTTTTCAGCTGCTGGGCGCCGAGGGTCTCGGTCGGGTTGGTCTCGCCGCGCAGAATGTCGGCGATTCCGGTGGTCTGGTAGATGATCCGCAATAGGCGCTCGCGGGCGTCGTAGAGCTGGATCAATACGCGAGCGATCTGCTCGACCGGCAGCCACTGGATCAGCCCGTTGAGCCCGCCCTTGTCGCCGGCGAACCCGGCCCAATCCTCGACCGGGATCAATTTGTTGTCGCTCGAATCATCGACCAGCTGCTGGAGGACCGCCTTTTCCGACCCGGCATAGACGCCGGCGACCTTGAGTGCCCGGGTCAGTTTTTCGATGCGGCTCGTCAGCGTGTCGAGCTCCATCGCCTGGTCTTGATACTCGACATAATCGGCCACCGGGACGCGCTGCTCGTTGGTCGTGGTCGATCTCAGACACGGCGGCGACGGGAAAAAGCCGGGCAGTTCGAGCGGGTCGGATTTCTCGTCGAGCGGCCCGTCGCTGTAGCCCTTGGCATGCCAGACGGCCTTTTTTTCCTTCTTGTCCCAAATCTCCCACACCGTCGCCTTTTTGAAGTTATCGGCGAGCGGTCCCTGCTTGGTGTTGTCGGTGTCGACCCCGGTCGGCGTGTAATCGAGCTCGCATTTCTTGCCCTTCTCGGATCCAAAGCGATCAACGAGTTCATTGCGGGTCAAGTAACTGCGATAGGCCTTCCACCAGATCTCAGTCTCAGTTCTTGCCGGCGTCTCGCGATAGTCTTCCCAAAACACGTAGCGCACCGGCGCCCGTTCGGCGACCACCGGCTGAAAGGTCGCCGGGTTGCCCTCCTCGTCGGGCTCGCCCTCCTCGTCCTCCTCCGATTCGCCGAGCTCGTACTCGTAGAACACCCGCGCCGTCCCGCGGCCGGGCAACAGCCGGTCCTCGACGACGGCCTGCAGCACCGTGTCGAGCTCCTCGATGTCGTCCTCCCAGGTCAGCGACCGTTCGAGGATGTCGGCGCCGAGATTGGCGGCCGGGTCGGCGGTGTCCTTGTGGCGGCGCGAGACGTCCGGTTTTGGCGTCCGCCCGTAGAGCACCGGCTTGAGGACCTCAACGTTCGACCATAAAATGTTATATTTTGCAGTGCGTTGCTCGTTGGCGTCGCGCTCGTCGCGGTAGCGGTCGACGATCTTGCGGCCGCGCTCGATCCAATCCTTGTCCTCCTTCTCGGCGAGCCCGAGCTGGGTGTCCCAAAACAGCCAGACCGCCTCCGGCCCGGTCCCCAAATCCTCGCGCTCTTCGATCGAAGCCGAGGCATTGAAAGTCGCGAGGTCGGCCAAGGGCGGACTCCGTCCCTTTGTTGGTTAGCGATTTGACTAGCCCGGTTTAATCCGTAGATTACCGGGCGATATGCCCCGCCCCCGCCAGTACGGCCCCCGCACCCGCATCGAGATGCAGGTCCCCGACGAGTTTTTGGCGCGCCTGGAAGCCTGGCGGCAGACCCAGCCGGGACCGCCCGATCGACTCGCCGCGCTGTTGCACCTGCTCAATCTCGGGTTACAAGCCGCCGTCGGTCATCGCGAATACCGCCCGGCCGGCCGGCGGCGCAAGGAATGACCCCCGAGGACCCACCACAACCGCCGCGGCCGCCGATCAGGCGCTGGACACCGCCCCTCAAGGCCGCGGTGCTCTTGGCGGTGACCGCCGGCGTGATCACCACCGCGGAGGCCTGCCGCCGCTATGAGCTCAGCGAGGACGAGCTCGCCCAATGGCTGGCCGCCTTCAAGCTGCGCGGCGTCCCCGGTTTGCGGGTGACCCGCAAGCCGGCCCCGCAGCCCTTCAAGGAGCGCCGCCGCGGCCGCCCGCGCCGGCCGCCGAGCGAATGAACCGCCGGCTGCTGGCCTGGGTGATCGCCGCCGCCTTGGTGCTCGGCGTCGTCGTCGCGCAGCTGTGGACGCTAGGCTTAATTTAGTCTTGCAAGCACACGGTTAAAACCGTATATAACCGGGTGACGGATTGACGCCGCTCCCCCGCGGACACTCGCGAGGGCTCGGGGAATTCGCCCCGAGTGACCGGGGTCCCCGAGATTGTCCCCTTCGGCCTGTCACTGGCGACGGTTTGAGCCCGTCCCCAGGCCCATCAATGCAGCGGGGAGCGACGCCGGTCGGTCTGAGCTCAACCGCAGACCAAACCCCGAGGAGCATACACCCAATGCGTACCCTAATCGCCGCCGGCGTCACGCTGACCCTACTGTCGGGCTGCGTCGCCCCAGCCCCCGGCTACAGCTGGACCAAACCCGGCGCCGTCCCGACCGAATTCGCCCGCGACAGCTTCGAGTGCAAGCAAACCGCCCGCGCCACCGAGCCCGGCGGCGGCTTTGCGATGGGCGGTCTGGCCTTTGTCGTCATCGCCTCGGCGGTGCGCGCCTCCAATACCCACAACGCGCAGCAGGGGATCTACAACGAGTGCATGGCCGCCCTCGGCTACGCCCCCGAGCAGGTGGTGCAGCAATGAGGATCTTGATCGTCGAGCCCGACGCCGAGCGCGCCGGCCGCCTGCAGGCCTTGTTTGTCGAGGAGCACGCGGTCTGCGACGCGATCGACAGCGCCGAGGATCTCGAACGCGGCGGCCTCGACTATGACGCGCTGATCCTCAACGCCAACAGCGAGCCCGACACCACGCAGCGGCTGCGCACCGCCCGGGTCCATGTCCCGATCATCGTCCTGGTGTCGTGCCCGGACAGCAGGTCAGCCCGCACCCGGTTGCATTTTCTCGAACAAGGGGCCGACGACGTGCTGTGTCGGCCATTCCTCGGCCGCGAGCTCCTCGCCCGCGCCAAGGCGATCGTCCGGCGCAGTGCCGGGCATCCCGGCAAGGTGTTGACCACCGGCCCGCTGCGCCTCGACCAGGACGATCGCAGCGCCACGGTCGGCGGCCAGCCGGTGCATCTGAGCGGCCGGGAATTCGCCTTGCTCGAATACTTGGTGATCCGGGTAAATCGCACCGTCACCAAAGAGCAGATTTTGGCGCAGATTTACCAATCCGAGCAACGCGAGCCGGATCACAAGATCATCGACGTGTACATCTGCAAATTGCGCAAGAAACTCGCCGAGGTCTGCCCGGCCGCCGCCGGCTTGATCGAGACCACCTGGGGCCGCGGCTACATTATCCGCGAGCGCGCCGCCGCCCCGGTCTTAGCGAGGGCCGCCTGATGCCTCACAACAGTTTCGCCGTCGCCCAGGCAACGCGGCAGTGGCGTCGTTATGGACTGCCGCCCGACCAGCTGCCGACGATCTTTGAGAGGGACGGGCTCTGCGTCTATTGCCACACCTGGATGGTCAATTGGGGAAGCACGGCGGCCCCCCTTCAGAAATGGCGCACGGTCGAGCACTTTGACAATGACGGCCCGCTAGATGACCCGGCAAACGTCGGGTTCGCGTGCAATGGCTGCAACACCAGCAAGTGGACCAAGACGCTCAGCGACTGGCTCAAGACACCCTACTGCGTCAGCCGCAACATCACCCGGTACACCGTCGCCGAGCCGGTCAAAATCTACCTAGCGCGGGAGGCCGCCTGATGACCGCGATACTCGATTGGCTCGCCACCCCGGTGCAAAGCGAGCGTCAGGCCTTTGACCTGATGTCGCTGGTCACCGAGGCCGACTGGCCGGATGGCGTCGCCCTCGCGCTGTGGGTCCATCTGACCCACTACCTGCGGGCCTGCGGCTATTCAGCCGACCAGCTTGCCCAGGAGGCCCAGCGCTTTGCGCCGGGGCATGCCTGATGCCTCATCCCGACTGGCCCTACGCCGCGCGCACCCCCGGCCAAATCGCCTATGAGGAGGACCTCGCCCGCGAGCCCTGCTATGGCGACGGCACCCCGCGCAAGACCTGGCACCAGCTGAGCGACGACGCCCGCTGGAGCTGGGAGCGCAAGCCGACACCGCGGGCGCCGGCGCCGGTGTGAACGACCCGGCCACCCTCTTCTGGTTGCTGTGCGGGGCCCTGGGCATGCTTGCCCTGGCCCTGCTCAGCCATTTCGTAGTGCCGGCGATATCGGCCCCGGTGGCGATCTGGCTCGTCGTCGGCGTTCTACTGCTCGCCCACAGTCTCGGCCGCGGCGACGGCTCCTAGCGGGTGACGATGGACCCGTACACCCCCAGCCCGAGCAGAAACACCAAGACCACCAGCAATAGCTGATTGCCCCAGGGTCGCCAGACCGGGGCCGGGGTTTGCGGCCAATAGAGCCAGACCCCAAACACCACCCACAACACGAATATCAGCCAGAACAGTACCGAGAGCGGCATCAGATCCTCCGCGGGCCATTGCCATTGCCGAGCCGCAGGACCGCGTCTTTTGTCGAGTGGCTCCAGTGCCAGTCGAGCGGCATTTGCATCCCGGTCACCACCGTGGCGCCATCGAGCGGCTGCGGTATTGGTGCCGGTTTTGATCCCGGCATCATCTCGTCGATCATCTGGCCTATTAGGCTGAGCCCATCCACCTGGTCGTCGTGGGTTCCAGCCGGGAAGCGCAATAGCTCCTGCACCAGATCGATCGCCCAGGGGGCGCCGCGCGGGAACCACACCTTGCCCATCGCCATGCGCCCGCGGATCGCCTGGGCGCGAGTCGCCTTGTCAAACGAGCTCGCGAACTGGCGCCGCACGCCAAAGATTTTGCGCTCCAGCTGGCGCTTGGTGATGAACGGGCCGACCGAATTCTTGATCTGCCCCATCTCCTCGGCCCAGGTGATGGTTTTCCACCGGGCCATCATGTCGAGCAACACGTCAGCCCACACGTCCGAGGCGGCGTGCTCGCGCCACAGGTCGAGCAGGTAGATGTCGGACAGCGGGTCGACCCCGACCACCAGGTGGACGGTAAAGTCGCCGCCCTGCGCCTTGGTCGCATAGTCCGAGGCGCCATAGGTCCGCAATTGCAGGCGCGGCGGCGGGTTGTCGTACCACTTGATCCACTCGGCCTTGAAATAGTCGCCCGATTCCGGCATCGGCTCTTGCTGCCACAATGCCGACCAGTTGCGCGCGTCGCGCTTGGCGATCCTGATCTGCTCCTCGGAAAACCACTCGGCCCAGAGGCGCTCGCCGGGCGCCCGGCCGAGCGGGTCGTTCTCCTTGGCCTCGGCCGATAATTTGACAACCTCCCATTGCTCGCCGCCGGTCTTGGCTTCTTCAAGCAGCCGCCCGGCGAGATCGTCGTCATGCCAGCGGGTGCCAATGTAGATCATTGCGGCGTCGGGAATCAGCCGGGTCCAAAAATCCGATTTGTACCAGTCCCACACATGCTGCCGGACGGTCGCCGAATCGGCCTCCTGGCGGCCTTTGACCGGATCGTCGATGATGCCCAGCGCAGCGCGCCGGCCGGTCACCGAGGCATCGACCCCGACCGCGAAATACTCGCCCCCGCGGGCGGTTTCCCAGCGCCCGGCCGCCCCCGAATCGCCCGACAGGCCAAAGCCGAAAATTTCCTTGAAGAGCGGCGAGCCGACCTGGTTGCGCACCCGCCGGCCAAACCGCTCGGCGAGCTCTTTTGAGTGACTGGCGGCAATGACCGGCAATGACGGGTGATTGCCCATGAACCAGGGCGGGAACAGCACACTGGCATATGTGCTTTTGGCCGATCCGGGCGGCAAAAACAGCATCAGGCGCTTGATCTTGCCGTTGGCGACCTGCTCCAGCTTGCTGATGATGTACTGGTGATGCAGTGCCGGCTCGATGTCCGGCATCATGACCCGAATAAACTGCGTCAGCGAGCCGCGCGCCGCCTGCCGCGTGCTCTCGGCCTCGCTCTCGGCGGCGCCGGCGGTGACCTCGGCGTCGACATAGCGGGCGACCCAATCGGGGTCCTCGTCCTCGGCCAATTTGACGTAGGAGAACCCGCGCGCTGTGAGGTTGTCGACATTTTCGGCCTGGGGCGAGCGCCCCGAGGGCTGGCGGTAGAGCTGGACGTCGTCGCGATCGACCAGCCAATGACCGGGCAATGGCATGCGCGAGGTCGCGATCACCCCGCGCCATTGCGTCCCGCCGTCGAGCCCGCCCGGGTAGCGGCCGGCGATCAGCCGGGCATCGTCGAGCACCCCTTCGGAGAGATTGCGGGCGTCGTCGAGCCAGACCGCCGAGCAGTCGGCGTGCGGCAGACGCCGGCGATCGGCGCCCTCCTCCATCGCCAGGAACTCAATCTCAAGGAGCCGCTCGACCTGGTCTCCCAGGTCATAAACGTAGCTCCAGCGGCGCTTTTTGGCGTCGTAGCTACCGTCTCTGACCCAATACTGCACGGCGCGCACGGTCTCGGCTTCGAGCTCGTCACGGCGCAGCCGCACGACCACCCAGCGCCAGGCGCGCTGCCGCCGATATCGGACAGCACGCTGCACGATGTCATAGACCGCGGCCGATTTGCGGCCGGCATAGACCGGCCCGATCAGGGCGCGCAGTCGGTGGTCGGATTTGAGAAAGGCGGCGAGTTGAGCACCGGGCGGGCTGTAGCTGACAGTAGCCATCGCCCTAATCCGGTCATATTTGGAATCGTTTTAGTTACGATCCCCTTTCGTTCCCCCCTCAGGCGGGGGTCGCGAGCCATATGACAAGATCATGACCCATGGTCGACCGGGTCGGTCAAGGGTGTTTTTCAGGTGTCGAAGTAAGCGCTCAGAATTCCGAGATCGGCCAACAGGATACCGGCCGCCGCGAGCCGGCTGACCCGGCGACCCGATCCCCACCCGATTGTCATCGCCCAACGCGTCAGCCCGACCTCGCAGCCAAGAACGTGCCACGCGCAGGACCCGCCGGGCGAGGTCACCCCGCCCAGGGCGTCGATCGCCCCATTGACCGCCAATCGCGCCGCCTCACTGCCGTTGACCGGCCGCCAGTTGTTCCCGTTACTGAGGATCACTGGCAACCGCGCGGTGTCGCTGGCAAAAAGCCCGTCCAGGTGGGCGCGGCGGAATTCGTCATGAAAGCGGTCGCCCGCCACCTTCTCGCGCTCGGAAATCGTCCCCTCGCGCAGCATGCAGGTCAGCGTGTCGAGCGCCCGCAGCGGTCTCGACCAGGCGCCGAGACTGTCCTCGACCGGCATCGGCAGCCGCTCGACCGGCCCCTGGGCCCGTCGCTCGGGTGTCAGTGTCTGCGCTGCGAGCATATCCCCTCGATCACGCCGGCGAGCCTTGGGCATGTTCCCCCTCCTGGTTGCTGGTTATGGTGCCGTGATGCCGGCACCGGTGACACTCGAAAGTTTAGCGGTCGATCTCTCGCTGATCCGCGACGAGCTCCGCGCGATCAGCGAGACCCTGTTGCGCCTCGACGAGACCCAGGCGCGGCTCGAAGACCGGCTGGTCTGCACGCGCTCGGAGATCGACGACGCCCGCGAGGCGATGGGCAGCATCCGCCGCGAGCTCGTCGCCCATCACCGCTTGCAGAACCACCTGGGCGGACGATTGCAGGCGCTCGAAACGGCACGGCCGGGCGAACCCTTCGCCGTCGGGGTGGTGGTCGAGCCAAAGCCGAGGTAGCTCAGCTGGTAGAGCAGCGGGCCGAAAACCCGTGTGTCGACGGTTCGATTCCGTCCCTCGGCACCAACCTAAGCCTCTGATTTCTATACAAAATTTTTCCCGCGGCCCCGCCACTCCGGGGTGGAGGGGGTTATATAGCAGGCCGGCGCCTTTGCGGGTCCATGCCGGGGGGTCCTCCCGTTAACCTTCTCGAGTGCCCTACCAGGGCTGGGGGGCCCCGTCCGCCTATGGCACCAGATCTAGGCATCGAGGGCCGGAATACCGCGCCCCCGCGGCTCCCGGCCCCAATCGCCACAGCCTGTGGCGCTTACCGGGCCCCGACGCGGTCCCGGCCGATGGCAGAATGACACGACCACAACCTCGTCTATTTTGTGGTCAGTCCAGGGTTTCTGCGGCTCTCAGCGTTTTCCCACCCGAGCTCTGTCACCGAATCCCACGGATCGGTCCCAAATCGGTCCTCGATCGGTCCTCGGTCGGTCTCGCCGGGTGTGCCAAGGCTGCGACAGGCCGCCGCAGGGGGCCCGGCCGGCGCCGGCGCGCCGCGAAACTTTCGGCCGAGGCAGCCGAGCCTGGCTGGAGCCCTTTTCGAGGCCTCACTAGCCCCACACTTTGAGCCTTTCAGCTGCAACCGGCGATTGGTCGCGAGCCGCAGCCTATCACGACACTCAATGCGCGAATTCGCGTGTCTGCGCGTCAGATATATAAACCCTCCTAATGCGCCCACGCGCGCGCGCGTTTCAGGGGTTTATAGTAGACATGCGACGACACGCGAAACCCCACAGAAACGCTGGGGAAAGGGCGCTCAACCATCACTTGTGGGAGGGAAGGGCGGCTCGCCATCCAAGCGAAACTCGTCTTGCCGCCGCTTGAGCGCAATGCCATGGAAACCGCGTGCGCCATTTGGCAACTTGGCACTGCGCTTGAGCCCATCAACACCCTCAAGCCGAGAGACGAAGTCGCGCTCATTGGGGATGAACCCACGCCCCTGCATCCACCCGGAAAAGTCCTTGTGCAGGACACGCGAACCCACATAAAGGGCAGGATCGAGGTCGCAGCGCTCCGCGATCCATTCGCCGATTGTGTCCTCGAATTCGAAGTAATCGTCGGTGGCCGAGGTCACGATCGGCGGTGGCGAGAGCCCCTCGCGCTGCCAATTGATGCAACCCTCTACTGCCCAGGCCATGATGCCGGGAAGTTCAACGCGAAACTTGTCGATCAGAAATTTGTCAATGTGCAGCGGCTTGTGCTTGAACGGCAGCAAGTGCAGCCGCCGCTGCATTGCGTCCGATACTCCGCTGAGCTTTGGTCGATAGTTGCCATGGAATCCGAGGAGAAACTGCGGCGTGTAGTCAAACGCCATTTCGTAATGCGCGCGCCCCTGCACCCGGTCGCGCCCGGTCAATGATGTCAATATCTGCTGATCCCAGCGCCGACCCTCGGCCGTCTCGGCGGCAGTAACCAGGCGCTTGCCAACCAGCCCGGCAAGCGCCAACTCGACCTCGCGCTGGTTGTACTGCTGCACCATAAAGATATTCATTGACGCGGTGGCACCATAATCGCCCAGCAGCATGCGCCAAGTTTCGATGAACTTTGATTTGCCGGTATTCGAAGGGCCATAGATAAAGACAAAGATCTCCTCACGTCTCGTTCCACACAGCGAATAACCAACCAGACGCTGCAAGTAATCCTCATAGACCTGATCACCACCGGTGATGTCCTTCAAAAACCGTTTCCAGTTCTTGCACTCGTGCATTGGCATCGGCGAGGCGCCGGCGAGCATCCGGCACAACTTTTCCCGATCATGCGGCGAGAGCTCGCCGGTGTTCAGATCGACCAGGCCAGCTGGGCAGTTGAGTTTCCACGGGTCGCGATCAAACAGCTCCATCGCTGTGCCAACATCGACATCGGCGCGCGCCACCCGCTCGACCCCACTGATCGACCGCGACGAGCTGACATTGCGCGCGACATTCGCGCTGGTGCATTTGGCCGAGGTCGAGCGGCACACCAAGCGGGCAAGGTAGAGCACGCGCAGCGTCGCGTCGGCCACCCAGCGCTGCCCGTTGTAATGGTACCAGCTGCCGTCGCTGCCATAGCGCCAGTCACCATTGAAGCGCTCGCGGATCAGCACATTGGCCATCGCCTCTTCGCTGGCAAATGTCGGGATCTCGTCCTTGTCGCCGCCCGCACCACTGCCACCGCCCGGCGGGCCGCCGCCGCCCTCGCGCCGCTCTTTCTCATCGAGAAAGCGCCCGTCCTGGGTGGCTAGGCGCAATGTCGTCGGCTTTGGCTTAGGGCTGACTTCCCCCGTTTCGTCCCGCTCGTCGGCCATCTTCCCCCTCCTGCCAATCAGCCCAGGCAATGCTGACGTTCTTCTTGCGGCACCATTGGGCCAGGTCGTTCCAATCCTTAAGAAACGCCGGCGGCCGGGCGACGCGGACCTCGCGCCCTTGGTCGACCCAGCGCTTAATGACCCGGCGCAACAGCTGGTCGGCGTCCGAACCGCGGTTGTCGTTCTGTCCGAGGATCACCACCGTGGCGATCTCGGGCGGCAGATCGAGGACCAGCATCGAGCTCAGGCTGACCGCGACCACCGCGCGCCAGGCCGAGCGATTCAGCACCGCCGAGAGGGTGTCCTCGATGCCCTCGCCGACCATGCAGATCTCGTCGTCCGGCATCTCCTCCCAGCGCAGCCCCGAGGCGCCGCGCCAGAGATGAATGCAACACCCGCGATAGGTGCCGAGCGTGCGCTTGGCGCCGCCGCTCGGACCGTGGCGGTCGGGGATCGGCGCCTTGGTGACGACGATCGCGTCAGCCCATAGCCAGGTGCAATGCACCGCGACGAGCTCGCCGAGCGGCGAGGTAATCGCCGCCACCATCGCCGGCCAACATTTCTTGGTCTGGCTGTTCCACAGTGCGGCGTGAAAGCGCAATGCCTTGGGCGCGCGGCCGAGCTCGGCCAGGTGGATGCCGCGGTCCTGCAGATAGCGGTCGACCGGGTCGCCGCGCTGCAGGCGCCGCGCCTCGCGCCAGATGCGGCGCACCGAATCGATGTAGCCGGTACTGCGCGACGGCCGCCGGGTCGCCGGCGGCGCCCGCTTGATCTCGGGCAGGTTGAGCCAGTCGCGCGCCCATTGGAACGCCTCGGGCTTGTCGTCGTTAAAGCGGACGCCGGCGATGAGGTCGAGCGCGTCCCCGCCCTTGGCGGCGCCATAATCGAACCAGCGGCCTTGCTTGTCCCCCCGCAAGCGCACCGCGAGCGATTGACCCTCCTCGCCGGCGACACTGCCGACCCGCCAATACCAGCCCTCGCGATAGCCGCGCGGCAGGAGCTCGGGGGCGAGCTGGGCGATGCGCTCGTTGAGGCGGCGCGCGACCTCGCGATATTCGTCGAGGATGGCGCTCATCTAATGACGCCGCGAGCCCGGCGGCGGCGGCAATGGGCCCATCGCGATGGTCGCCCGGATCGGGTCGAGCTGGGGATCGGGATCAGTCAGGATCTTGGCGCGCTCGGTGCCGGTCAATTCGACCAGGGCGAGCCCGCCGGCGACCTCGCGGAATTCGAGGACCGCCGTGCAATAGGCGCAGACGGAAACGTCGCCGTTCTTGGGCTGGGGTGCCAGCCCGCCGCGGCCAGCAAAGACACTGACCCCGCTCAGCCGCACATCGCAGCGCGGGCAATAGGGTGCGGGATCTAATTTGCGCGGGCGACGCTCAGCCCGGCGCGCGGCCCGGCGGTTCGAGGCTCTCGTCATTCCATGTCGGGGTCGAGCCGCTTGCGCAGCTGGGGATCCAAATGCCACCCCGGCAACCACTGGCAGGTCGCGCAGAGCTCGCCAAACCACGCCACCCAGCCGCGCGGAAACGCGAAGATCAGCCGGCCGCACTCGCGGCAGGTGAATTCATCACACACCAGGTCGGTCGCCAGCGGGGGCGGCGAGCCGCTCATCGCACCGAGGTCACGCGGTAGGCCGATTGGCGGCGGTTGGTGACCTCATAATTCACCCATCCCCGCAACCTGAGCTCACGCAAAATGCGGCTCGGACTGTCCGGGGCGAAGTCACAAGCCAGCTCTCGCAAGTGGTTGCGCAGATCTTCCATGTGAAACTCCCGGCGTTCCCGACAAAAGGCCATAATTGATAACCCCAGCTTCGAGAAAACGCGGTCGAGATTTTCTTGCTGATCCGCCCATTCCCAAAGATCATCCGGCGGGTCGGCGATCCCTACTCTCCCTCAATTCGGCCGCTGCGTCAGCGTACCGGGCGGGAAATCCTGCCCGGCGCTGATCACGGCGAGGAACTCGGTCAGCGCCTCGCGCATGTCCTCGCGCTTGCAGTTCGACACATAGGTCAGCTCGGGCCGGTCACCGAGCTCGAACAGCAGCACGCACCAGCCGAGCCCCTTGGTCTGATCGTTGACAAACGCAGCGATCAGCCGGGCGCGCTCTTCGATCATGGCCATGCGCTCGGGGTCGATCGGCTTTTTGGCGGCTTGCTGCGCCGCCGGCGGCATGGCCTCGCCGACCTGGCGCCAATTCTCGGGCTCGCGCTCATCGGGGACCAGGAAATTGGCGTCGTCCATCCGCCGCTCGATCTCCTCCAACAGGTTGATCAGCCGATCTTTTTCGCGTTCGTCAAAGCCGCCGAGCAGCATCGCCTTCTCGAGCAGCAGGGCCAGCATGTCGGCCGGGCCAAACGGCGCGCCCTGGCGCTTTGGCTCGCTCAGCATGTCGAAATAACTGTCGACCAGCTGCTGCATCATCGCCGTCTGCGCCTGGCGCGCCCGGCGCTTGCGCTGAGCCTCACCCATGGCCGATCACGCTGCAAAAGCCGAGGATGATCAGCGCCCACACCAGCGCCGCGATCGGCGATCCAAAGGCGATGCCGCGCAGCAAGCGGCTGCCGTCGTAGTCGTCGGGTTCAATCCTTTGGCCAGAAACGCCACTGTCGTTTGCGCAGGACCTCGGGCTCGTCGCGTGGCTCGATCGGTTCGTCAAGGGTTTGAATCCCCCAATAGGCGGCCTGGCAGTGGCTGCAGAATTCGGCGCACCAGCCGGCGGCGTTCCATAAGATCAGCGGCACAAAGTCGGTTGCGTCATCGTCGGGGAACGGGTCGCCGCAATACGAGCAGACCTCGGTGCGCGGCTCGTCGGGCCCGCCCCAATTGACCTTGGTCCAGTCAAAGCCGGGGAGTGGGGCCAGGTGCGCCATCAGGTGCGCGACCGCTTCGGGCTCAACGAGATCATCCACTCGACCGCATTGAACGACGGCAGATCATTGGAACTGCCTCGCGCGACCTTTTGGATGCGCCTGGTGGTCGCCTTTGACAATGCGTCGCGGGCCAGCTCGCGGACGATCGAATCGGTGGCAAATCTCGCCTGCTGATCGATCGTCAAGGCCTCGATCTCGACGACATCGGCCTGCTTGGCGCCATTGCTCAACTTGTTGCGCGCGCCCAGCAACCACCAGGTCGCCTGGCGCGCCGCGATCTCGGGATCATTGAGGCGCTGCAATTGCGCTTCGCCGCGCAATGCCAGCCACACCTGGTTGTAATCGCGCTCAAGGATCATCCGCGCAACCCGCAAATAAGGGGTGCGCGCGTCGATCGGGTGACTGACCAATTTGCTGAGCTCGCCATAGGCGATCCGCGTCCCCTTATCGTGCTGCTGCAGATAGCGCACCAGCCCGTCGGTGATGTCCGAGCGCTGGAACGGCCGGCGCTCCTCGCTCATAGCTCAAACTCAGTCCAGTCGAATTTGGTCGCGCGAAAACGGCCGTTGGTGCCGCCGTTTTCCGGCCGATAGCGGCCGATGCCGACAATCATGCCGGCGGCTTTGAAGTGGCGCTCGAACACCTCTCTGCTGATCACGTCGTCGATGATCGTAAACTCGGCGACGCCATTCCATTGGTCAAATTGCGGGAAGCGCCGCGGGACCCGTTTGCCCGAGCCGCGATTACCGGTGGAATTGGCACTGATCATGATCATCGACGCATCGTCCGGGGTCAGCGCCTTGCCATTGGCGATCGGCACATCGCCATTGCAGAAAAACCCCGACGCAAAGAAATTCTTAAAGGTGGCGCCACGCCGGTTCGGCACCTTCTCGCCGAGCTTGTAAGCCGCTGTGTCGATTGACTGCTTAAGGGCCATCTGCGGGATGCAGGTCTGCCCCTTGTCGTTGATCGTGCATTTTTCCCGCCAAGTGCGCTCGTCAAAATCGTCGTGACTCTCGCGATCCTTCCTGTCCGATTTTTGCATGGCCGACTGGCTGTAGGGCGAGCCGGGGATGCCTTCGATCCAGACCTTGCATTGACGCATGGGTTAGTTCCTCCGATTGGACGTTGCGGGGCGTTGCGGTGCGAAGCGAAGCGGTGCGTTGCGACGCGGTGCGATGCGGAGCAAAGCGGGGCGAAGCGTCGCGGTGCGATGTGCTGCGTTGTGACGCGGAGCGGGGCGATGCGGAGCGGTGCGCCGCGTCGCGCTGCGATGCGGGGCGGTGCGGGGCGGTGCGACGCGAAGCGTTGCGGAGCGGAGCGATGCGGTGCGGAGCGGAGCCTTGCGCTGCGAAGCGGGGCGGGGCGTGGCGATGCGCCGCATTGCGTGGTGCCGCGGGGCGAAGCGAGGCGGGGCGCGGAAAGAACATAGGGGGGCCGGCCGGGGCGAGGCGAAGCGATGCGATGCGTTGCGGAGCGCAGCAGGGCGGGGCGCCGCGGAGCGGCGCGATGCGCTGCGTTGCGGAGCGTTGCGCTGCGCAGTGCGGCGGTGGGTTGCGGTGCGATGCGTGGCGCTGCGGAGCGGAGCGGAGCGTTGCGGAGCGAAGCGCGGTGTTGCGGTGCGATGCGCCGCACTGCGGAGCGGTGCGTTGCGGCGCGCAGCGATGCGTCGCGCGGCGGCGAAACCGGTGCGGGGCGAAAAGGGTGAGCCGGGGGACGAGGCGTTGCGTTGCGCTGCGAGGCGGAGCGGGGCGATGCCGAGCGGAGCGGGGCGCTGCGAGACAGTGCGGCGCGCTGCCGGGCGAAGCGGGGCGGGGCGTTGCGTTGCGAGGCGGAGCGGGGCGATGCCGAGCGAAGCGCGGCGCTGCGAGGCGGCGAGCTGCGCTGCGAGGCGAAGCGATGCGTTGCGAAGCGTTGCGGCGCGGAGCGCGGCGTCGGGACAAAATCGGGGTGCCATCAGGGCGCCCCCAGCGGCAGGCGCGGCTCGTTCGCCTCGTCGAGCTCGCGGGCCCGTTCCAGGCGTTCGAGCTCGGCCAATAAGAGCGCCGCGGCGATGACCAGGGCGCGGCGCCGGCCCTTGGGCTTCATCGGCTGCGCCGGGAACGGCCACAGCTCGGCGGCGGCGGCCGGCGCGCTCGCCTGGCGGATATAGGCGCAGGCCGCCCGGGCGAGCTCGCCGTCGCGCATGTCGTCGTCCTCGTCCGGGTGGTAGCCCTCCTCCGCGATCTGGCGCAGCCGCTCGTTCTTGACCTCGCTGCGCACCGCATCGGCAATGCGCCGCATATTGCGGGTGATCTTCGGCTGGCGCCCGGCCTTCATGGCGGCGGATGCCCGGCATAGCGCGCCGGCTCGTAGTCGATCGCCTCGGCGATGCGCCGGCACTCGTCGAGGGTCAATTCGACCTCGTACCCGCCATTGCGCCCGGGGATTTCGAGGAACACCCCGCCCGAGAGCAGCGTCAGGATCGGCCGATCGTCGACCTGCACCAGTGGCCGCATCCCGCGCGCCAAAAAGGTGATCTTCACTCCTCGGGCTCCGCGTCGGGGTCGGCGATAAACTCGTCGGCAACCGGCGCGCCGTCGGCCGGGTCGATGTATTCGAGGACATTGGTCGCCTTGCGGTCGTTGCCGATCGGCTCCAGCCAGGCCGCGGCGGCCTCGTGTATCCCGGTCCGACGAAAGCCGAATTCGCGCATCAGCATCTCGACCGCGTTGGAATTCGGCATCCCGCCGAACTGCTCGACGCTGACCGACAAGTGCCGGGCCCAGCCCTGGGGCTGCTCCTCGATCGTGTAAGTGGCCGAGTACCCGAACGGGATCTTGATCGTGAAACGCATGTTGTAGCGGCTGGGCAACTTGTCGCCGCGCTGCAGCGCCTTGACCCGGCGCTTCATCTCTTCGAGCGGCACTCGCTCCTCGCCGGCGAATTTGATCAGCCGCTGGATCGCCGCGATCTCGGCGCGCCCGAGGTAGAGCGGCATCCCGACCAATGGCTGGCGCACCGCGGCCCCCGCACCGTCGGAGGAATTCCCCAATGCCCTTTCAGAGGCGGGGGCCGCGGCCTCGCTCGCGGCCCGCTTGAGCCGGGTCGCGGTCGAGAACAGACTGCCCTGGCTCGGGCCGATTTCGTCAGATGTCTTCATCAGGCCGGCGCCGGCACGTTGCGGCTGAGCCGCTGCTCGGCGATGTCGATCGCCAGACGCATGCGGGTCCAGCCGATGTCGGAGAGGATGATTTCGACCTCGATGATGCCGTCGGCGGTGACCCCGCGCAGGGTCGCCATGTCGCCGGCGACCAGGCGGTCAAAGGCCTCCTCGTTGAGCGCCACGCGGACGGTCGAGACCGAGCCGTGATGCATCCGGCCGCCGCTCATCGCCACGTCCCAAGGCCCGAGCGGAGGGCCGGGGCATTGCGCCGGCGCCAGTCCTCCATCTGCTCGGCGAGCGCCCTGGCCTCGCCGATCCTCTCGGGTTCGTGCAATGCGGTCTGCCAGGCCAGCTGGCACCAGACGCGAACGATAAAGGCCGCCGTCGGATCTTTGGCGCGCAGCACAAAGAGCGGCTCATCACCGGCGGCCCGGTTGAGACAGCTCGAAGGCATGGCGATCTCGTCGTCTTTGATCATCAGCGGCGCCCCGGCCTGACCGGTTTTAGCGGCGGGTGGGCCAATAGGCGGGCCGCCCGCAATTCCTGCTCAGTCGGCCGCT